CATACTGAAGCAGCGCACAAAAAATCTTGCGCCGCTGCCTCACGCCCACCAGCAAAACCCGCCACAGGAAAAGACGGTGGTCAGCATTGCCGTTGATCCTGAGTCTCCGGAATCTTTCATGAAACGACCTAAACGTCGCCGCTGGGTTAACGAGAAATACACGCGCTGGGTGAAGACACAGCCGTGTGCGTGTTGTGGTAAGCCTGCTGACGATCCGCATCACCTGATTGGTCATGGTCAGGGGGGAATGGGGACAAAGGCCCACGATATTTTCACGTTACCGTTGTGCCGGGAGCACCACAACGAACTTCATGCAGACCCGCTGGAGTTTGAGAAAAAGTACGGCTCTCAGATTGAGTTAATTTTTCGTTTTCTTGATCACGCCTTTGCGACTGGCGTGCTCGGGTAAAAGAGGTGACTGATGCTCATAGATTTGGTTTTACCTTACCCGCCGACAGTGAACACTTACTGGCGACGTCGTGGCAGCACATATTTTGTATCAAAAGCCGGGGAGCGTTATCGCCGGGCAGTGGCGCTTATTGTTCGCCAGCAGCGACTGAAATTAAGCCTGTCCGGACGGCTGGCAATAAAAATTATTGCAGAGCCACCGGATAAGCGTCGTCGTGACCTGGACAATATTCTGAAAGCACCGCTGGATGCGCTGACGCATGCGGGAGTGCTCATTGATGACGAGCAGTTTGATGAAATCAATATTGTACGTGGTCAGCCAGTATCTGGTGGACGGCTGGGTGTGAAGATTTACAAAATTGAGAGTGAGTGAGCGTAAATATGATATATCCGGAAATTACAGGCAAAAGCGGCGAACATTTACGCCTGAACACGCTGGAAGCAGTCTGGATCCAGGGGAAATTACGGATGTGGGGGCGGTGGTCGTATATCGGTGGGGGTAAATCCGGAAATATGTTTAACCGGTTACTGGTTTCGAAAAAGCTGACGAAAACAGCAGTTAATGAGGTTTTACGCAGCATGAAGAAATCCGGGCTGGAAAAACCGGAACTTGAGGCATTTTTTCGGGATATGACCAGAGGGAAGCAGAAGAGCTGGTTGTCACATTGTACAGACACAGAGGCGTTGATTATTGATCGCGTTATCAGTGAGGTGCTTGGGGAATATCCCGGGCTAATCAATATTCTCCGGCAAAGGTACGAAGGACGGGGAATGAGTAAGAGAAAAATGGCAGAATGTTTAAATCGTACTCACCCGGAATGGTGTTTCAGCACATGTGAGAAACGTATTGCAGGTTGGTTAGCCGTGGCTGAACACATGCTTTATGTACCTATGCACGATTCATTTCGATAAAAAAAGCTTGCTTTTTTACGCAGAAACAGCTTGAATTCCTGTAAGCTTCGCAAAGCTGTATCGCGAGGCGAAATGCAAGTTTTTTCGCACAAGGAAGCCACCGGAAGGTGGTTTTTTTGTGTCCGCGATATACAGTAGCGCAATAAATTCGCTGGTGGTTATTAATACCGTTCTTTCAGCTTGCTGGCTTTTTCGACAAGAGTTATTGGTGTGTCACGTTAACCGGAAAAGGGAAAAAGACATGCTAAAACAGCAGGATATGACAGAAACCGCCAGAGTGGTGTTTAATGAATTAAGCGTTACCGAACCGGCGACAGTCGGGGAGATAGCGCAGAATACTTACCTTTCACGCGAACGCTGCCAGTTAATACTGACCCAGCTGGTTATGGCGGGTCTGGCAGACTATCAGTTCGGTTGTTACAGACGCCTTCCGCAGTGAAGGCTTTTTTATTTGTGGTAAATGGGCGGCTGGTGGGTGTTAGGGGCACCCACCAGCCATCTGCTCATGCGTTGGGTTCACAAGCAAACCTCAGGCCCACTGCTTTGCGCAAAAGCAGAATGAGCCTATCAGAGACAGGCTTAATGATCCATGCTTAATACTGTAAAAATATCCAGTTGTTAGTTAATCAACGCCGACTGCCTGGAATTTATCCGGTCGTTACCCGAAAATTCTGTTGACCTGATAGTCACGGACCCGCCGTACTTTAAAGTGAAGCCTGAGGGCTGGGATAACCAGTGGAAGGGCGACGATGATTACCTGAAGTGGCAGGACCAGTGTCTGGCGCAGTTCTGGCGGGTGCTGAAACCTGCCGGAAGTCTTTACCTGTTCTGTGGTCATCGCCTGGCATCTGATATCGAAATCATGATGCGTGAACGCTTCAGTGTGCTGAACCATATTATCTGGGCGAAGCCGTCCGGACGCTGGAACGGATGCAACAAGGAAAGCCTGCGGGCGTATTTCCCCGTCACAGAGCGCATTCTGTTCGCGGAACATTATCAGGGGCCGTATCGTCCGAAAGATGCCGGGTATGCGGCGAAGGGCAGTGCACTGAAACAGCATGTGATGGCCCCGCTGATTTCTTACTTTCGTGATGCGCGCGCGGCCCTGGGGATAACGGCAAAACAGATTGCAGATGCCACAGGAAAGAAAAACATGGTGTCGCACTGGTTCAGTGCCAGTCAGTGGCAGCTACCGAACGAAAGCGATTATCTGAAATTACAGTCGCTGTTTGCCCGGGTGGCAGAAGAGAAACATCAGCGCGGTGAACTGGAAAAGCCCCACCACCAGCTGGTGGATACGTATACGTCACTGAACCGGCAGTATGTGGAGCTGCAGAGTGAATATAAGCATCTGCGGCGGTATTTTGGTGTGACGGCGCAGGTGCCGTACACGGATGTGTGGACACATAAACCGGTGCAGTTCTATCCCGGGAAACATCCGTGCGAAAAACCGGCAGAAATGCTGCAGCAGATAATCAGCGCAAGTAGTCGTCCTGGTGATCTGGTTGCGGATTTTTTCATGGGGTCGGGTTCAACGGTAAAAGCGGCGATGGCACTGGGGCGTCGTGCGATTGGTGTTGAGCTGGAGACCGGACGTTTTGAGCAGACAGTCAGGGAAGTTCAGGATTTAATCGTTTGAAACGGATGAGATTGCAGAATTAATTACGCACCATTATTATTCTGCTTCCGGCCCTTTAGCTCAGTGGTGAGAGCGAGCGACTCATAATCGCCAGGTCGCTGGTTCAAATCCAGCAAGGGCCACCAACCGCCACTAGCCATCAGGAAAGAGCGTCAACCCTTTAAGTTGAGTGTGCGAGGTTCGAGTCCCCGGTGGCGGTCCAGTGCCGACTTAGCTCAGTAGGTAGAGCAACTGACTTGTAATCAGTAGGTCACCAGTTCGATTCCGGTAGTCGGCACCATCAAGTCCGGTGGGGTTCCCGAGCGGCCAAAGGGAGCAGACTGACTCAGTTCATGGCCAAAAACGATTTCTGTGATAAATATTTTGAATATTATTTACAGGTAAATGGAGTGGGGCACATGGATAGAAATATTACAATAGAGAATGAAGTATATGCCCGTATTGTATGGGCAGAGAAGGCAAAAACACGGTAATTCCGTGTGTTGCCATGATACCTGATTGGCAGAATAGTTGTTTGGTTTTGAGTATATAGTCAGCGTTTTTTGTTCAGTAATTGCTCCCTCAAAAAATAATAAAATAAGGTGATTATTTTTGTTTATTATTTAGTTTTTTTTGTGTGTTGTTTTATTGTTTTTGCGTGGTTTGTTTTTTATTGTTATTTCATTAAGGGAAGGTAAATTCAGGATGGCAGTCTGTAGATAATCGGAGGTCACTTATGCTACATGATCACGTGGCAGAATGTCTGGAGAAAAAAGGACTGTACCGGAGAGCAGCTGAACGATGGGCAAAAGTGATGGTACAGCTAAGTGATGACCAGAAAAGAAAAGTAGCGGCACAGAAACGAGCAGAGTGTTTGCGTAAGGCGCGCCGGACTCCGGTTTCACCGGTGAACCTGACCGAAATAAAACAAGCGGTCAACAGACTACATTCTGAGTTGGGAATGGGATTTGAAGAGCGGCGGGTATTCCGACGATATAAAGGGACAGGAGAACAGAATACGTCCGGAAACGCGCGGTCAAAAAAATGCTAAAAAATATCTGAGAGAGTTATTGCCTGTTACCATAAGAAAAAGCGACTTTAGTGGTCGCTTTTTGTGTCATATATAAGTCGTTTAAGTAAACCTGTCTGAACAGGTGCTCTGGTCGTGTTTGTCTTTGTTGGGTACAAATTGAGAATATTTTTCATTAATTAATCTTCTTCTGCAGGCTTCAATAACCCACGCTGAAAAATTACCTGAACCTTTCAGGTCAAGAGCGATGTTAATTTGTTCAATTATCTGGTTTGGAAATCGGATGTTGCGGGTTGTTGTTCTGCGGGTTCTGTTCTTTGATGACATAATGTTGCCCCGAGGGGTTACATATTGCCAAAAAACTGCTTTATTATATCCCGAATAACGCGGGGATCCTGCTGGTACCATGCTGTCGTGGTGGTTCGGCATTTACCCAGGGCGCGGAGGGGACATTCAGTGCGGACACGGGGGCCAGCCAGGATTCGGCGCGCTGGGGTGTGGGTAAACCGTTATATCAGGACCTGATTGCGCGCACCAAAGCTGCATTACAGAAGAACCCGAAAAATGTGTTGCTGGCGGTGTGCTGGATGCAGGGAGAGTTTGACATGAGCGCCGCCACCCACGCACAGCAACCTGCGCTGTTTACAGCCATGCTGACACAGTTTCGTGCTGACCTCTCCGTGTTTAACGCGCAGTGCCATGGTGGCAGTGCTGCAGATGTGCCGTGGATTTGTGGTGACACGACGTATTACTGGAAAAATACATACGCTACCCAGTACGACACCGTGTACGGCGGGTATAAAAACAGGGAGAGTGAGGGCGTTTATTTTGTGCCCTTCATGACAGACGGTAACGGCGTCAATACCGCCACTAACGCGCCGGCAGAAGATCCGGATATTCCGGCATCAGGATATTACGGTGCGGCATCGAGAACGAATGGAAACCAGGTATCATCAAACCGCCCGACACATTTCAGTTCATGGGCGCGCAGGAGCATTATTCCGGATCGTCTGGCAACCGCTATTCTGAACGCAGCCGGGCGCACCTCAGCCTTCATCAGTGGTAAGGCACCGGAAATCAAACCCTCGCCCGGCGGCAACACGCCATCGGGTCCGTCTGCAGATACGTCCGTTCGCACAATCTCCCTGCTGCCGGCAGCCGGAGAGGCTGCTGCGCAGGGCTGGAGCATTAAGGATGGCGGAATTCAGTTGTCAGATGGTGTATTTAAGATCACCAAGCAGAGCAATAAAACCTGGTCCCTGACGCATCCGGTGGATGACGCAATTACCCTGCTGACACAGGGCGGCAGACTGACCTGTAAGTTCCGCCTGTCAGGCGCACTGACCAACAATCAGTTCGGGCTGGGGATTTATCTGTATACGGATGCTCCCGTTCCTGATGGTGTGGCGATGACGGGTACCGGTAATCCGTTCCTGATGTCGTACTTCACTCAGACCACTGACGGCAGAGTGAATCTGATGCATCACAGGAAAGCCGGAAACACGAAGCTGGGGGAGTTCGGCGATTACGGTAACGACTGGCAGACGCTGGAGCTGGTGTTCACCGCCGGCAGTGCCACGGTTACTCCGAAACTGAATGGAGTGGCTGGCCCGGCATTCCAGGTTATAAAAGACAGTCTGACACTGGGACTGAATGCGCTGACGCTGACGGATGTTACAAAAAATGCAGCGTATGGCGTTGAGATAGAAAGTCTGGTGCTGGAGATAAATGCACCGGCATCATCATAAAAAGTGAGCCAGTCAAATGGAAGGTATCGTTAAACTCACCGGTAGTGTCAGTGGGTCGTCTGAGACGCCTGCATGAGTTATCAGAGCCATCAGTAGTTAACTGGTGGCTTTTTTATTGTTGTCAGCTTCCGGATAACGGGAGACGGGGTATGTACCAGATGGAAAAAATCACAACAGGTGTGTCATACACCACGTCAGCGGTAGGGACGGGATACTGGTTACTGCAACTGCTGGACAAAGTCTCTCCGTCCCAGTGGGTGGCAATAGGTGTACTGGGGAGTCTGCTGTTTGGCCTGCTGACGTATCTGACTAACCTGTATTTCAAAATCAG